GCGGCGGCCGGGCGCGAGTGCAGTTAGAGCACCGCGCGCCCGGCCAGTCCGAAAGAGCAGGGGATCAAGCCGAAACGATCAGAGGCCAGTGCCGGGCAACAGGAGCACCTGAATCGTGGCGTCGGTCGTGGCCGGCTGCACCGCCACGAGGCCGAGCGGGATGCCGGTGGCACCCGTCACCACGAAACCGTCGATCGTGGCGGGGTAGAGGCTCACCTTCGCGAACTGGGCGTAGTTGGTGCCGGCGCCGGTGTTTTTGGGCAGGCTGACCACGCGGCCGAAGGTCAAGTCGATCGCGCCCGGCTTGTTGGCCACGAGCGGACGATCGACGATCCCGACAACTGCGGTGCCGAGCGGATAGGGCTTGCCGACAGCCACGCCCGTCGAGGACGTGACGTTGATCGATCCACCGAGGTTTGGCATGGGGTTGGTCTTTCGTGTCTGGAGGAGAGCGGGAGGAGTAACGAGAAGCCCGGGGGGCGGGCACTTGGGCGGCTTGCCCCCCGGGCGCGGTCATGGTTTCAAGATCAGGCGACGTCCTGCCAGACGAGCGACGACTTCTCGGCGGTGACGTTGCCCCAGGCCATCCAGCCGCGGATGACAAACCCGAGCGTGTCGTACATCGGATCCACGCTCTGGATCGTCGGCGTCATCACGCCGTTCAACCAAGCCGTCTGCATCGGGGCGAGATTCTGCCGGCCACCCACCAATCCCCAGCCCGTTGCCGAGGTGAGGAACTGCGTCGAGGCGACCGCGTAGCGGCCCGCGAGGCTGTTGGTGTTGGGGATCGTTTTGTTCTCGCCGGTGATGAGGATGTTGCCCGGCTTCATGAGATCCGTAGCAACCACCTCCAGCTCCGGCGGCACGAGCAAGAGCCGGCCCTGGACGATGATCGGCTTGCCGGCGGTGTTCTTCTGACGCTCGATCTTGGCCTTGGCAGCCTTGAGCGAGGTGATCGAAAGAGCATTGCCGGCCGCGGCCGTGATCGTCGTGTAGTAATTCCCCGCGTTGATGGCAGCCAGGAAGATCGAATAGAAGTCTTCCAGGAATCCCATCGCGGCACCGTCGCCGAGAGCGTTGCCGAGCTCGGCGAGCCGGCCGGTGTCGTCGTTGATTTGATCTTCCAGGGTGAACGTCGTGAGACGGCCCCAGAGATCCGCCTTCACGGTCCGCGTGTCTTCGACGAGGTTGGAATCCTCGAGCTTTCCGGAGTTGGTCGCGCGCTTGAAGGAGAAGTCTCCCATCGTGCGAACGCCCGGGATGCTCTTCAAATCGTTGACAAGTTTCGGCGTCGAGAGCATCGACCACGGATCGCTCTTGATGACGAGGTCGTACTGGTCGAGCACGAACTTCCCGTAGGCAGCCGACAGCGTGGTGGAAATGTCGTGCTGCGAGAAGGCGGCCTGGAGCACGTTCTTCGCGTTGCCGGCGTGGATCCGGTACTCGTTGCCGGAGTAGCCGGCCGCGCGAGCGGCGTTCATGAGAAACTGCACGAGGCTCATCTCCATCCGCTGGTCGTTGCCGGCGGCGAGCTCGTCTTCCTTAAACCGGCGATGGAGCGCGTCGTCGGTCATGCCGGCGGCCATGCAGAGCGCCGCGGCCATGCCCATCACCTTCAACCCGGCGCCCTTCATCGCCTGCCCGGCGATGTGGCCGGCGGGAGCGGTGCCGAAGGTGCCGCGATGGGCCGCAAGGCCCTTCACGCGCTCCAGCTCGATGTTGGCCGCGGCCGCTTCGGCCTGGGCCTTGGCGAGGTTGGCCCGGAGGATCTGGGTGGCGAGGTCATCGCCAGCCGAGGCACCGTCGGTGCCGGCGCCGGCAACGATCGGGGCTGGAGCCGGGGGCGTGGGAGCCGGCGGGGTGCCGGCAGAGGCAGCGAGGGGAGCACCAGCCGCCACGTTGGTCGGCTCGGAGGTCCCCTCCGGGTTTCCGTTGACTGGCTTCGACATAGAGGGAACTCCTCTCGCCTTCGCGGCGATCGCGGCCGACGTTCCGGGGTCGGCGCCCTGCTGACAGATCGTTGCTTCCCGCAGCCGCCCCGAGCGGACCACGAGAATCGGGCCTTCAAAACTGCGGCCGTTGACGGTCACTTTGTCCTTCGGCCCGAAGTATTCGGTTTCGTCGACGTCGCCACCGACCGAGGCCTGCCACTGGAAGCCCTTGGCGGCCATGCGGACCACGTGTTGCGTGATCTCGCTTTCGGTGTTGAGGAGTTGCCCCTGGAGAGCGATCCGTTTGCCGTCGTTTTTGACGGCGGTCGTTTGGCCGAGGAGGCAGTCGATCGAATACGTGTCATGGACGTAGTTGATCGCGACTTTCTGCCCGCACTCAAAGCCCTTGAGGTCAACCACCATCGGGCAGTCGCTCCAATCCTGCCGGATCGCGTCTCCGGTGTAGAGCACCATGTCGACGGTGGGGATCTTCGGGGCGCCGGCGGAGCCGTCGGCAGCGCGGATCGACACCGAGCTCGTGAGCGCGAGCCCGTTGGTGCGGGCGGCGGCCTGCAGCTCGGCGGCGGCAAGGATCTTGGCCATTTTAGTTTGTCCCCTGGGGTTCACGGTCAAAGGCCGCGAGGAGCCCGATGCCGGCAGACGCTGCCGCCTGAGTCACCGCCTGGAGGTCAAGGCCGAGGCTCTTGGCAAAGGCCTGCTCGGCCGCCTTCTGCTGGAGCACCTTCCGCCAGTCGGCGCCGCGACGGCTGCAAACATCGGCGAGCGTGGTCGAATTGCCCGACAGCGCGACTTGCTCCGCCGTGGCTTCCTTGAGCGGGTCGATGTGGCTCGTGCCGTCCCAAGCCCATTCCCAGCTCCACTTGTCGCGGACCGGCAGCCCGTAGGGAATCACCCCCTTGAGCTGCACAGCCTCGTCGAGCCAGAGGTTCAAGAAGGGGTTGAGGATCTTTCGCTCGATGGCAGCTTGATTCGATTCGATCTTGCGGGCATACGCGATCCGGTCGCCGCGCATGCTTGAGTAATTGCTCTGGCTCGCGTCCATGCACGCGACGACGTAGGGCATGTCGAGGGCGGAGCCGATCTGCGAGAGAATGCGCCTTTCAAACTCCGCAAACGTGCTCGTGGGATGCTCGGCCTTCATTTGCACCGGCTCCCACCCGTCTGGCGCCGACATGGCCATGCCACGCACAATCGGCACGCTCGACCACAGCGGTTGATCGGCCGCGGACGCCGAAGCGGGCATTGTCGTTTTCAGGATGGCGGCCATGCTGGCGGCGAACTCGGCAGCCGAAAGGGTTGCCATGGTGAATCGCCGCAGGATCGCAAACAACTCAAGCACCGAAGCCACTTCGGGAACGCCACGTTGCAGTCCCGGGCGAGTAATGTGGGCCCAGTGGGTGATTCGTTTTGCGGGGATCCAACTGCCGTTGTAAGAGCCGCCGATGTTCCAACTGCTTCCGGGATGCTGGTCGAGCAACCAATACTCGATCGGATTGCCGAATTGGTCGTAGCGGATGCCGTTGACCACTTCGGGCTCGGTGCGGATGAACAACTCCAAAAACTGGTCAGTTTCTCGGAGCACCCAATCCAGTTGCACTTCGTCGGGCCCGAAAAGGCCCTTGTTCATCTGGAAAAGCCCAAATTGATCGCCGTCGGTGACATAGCTTTTCCGCGCGGTGCGGAGCTTGCCCGGCATGTCGATCGCGAGCATGTGATCAAAAACGCGATCCTCGACGAGCGACACGAGCCGCTGATCGACCCCCGCGCCGCAATTGAGGAGGAGCCGCGGGCCGGTGCCGACAACGTCGTTTGCCAGTCGGTCCTGGATTCCGGCAAGCCAGCCGTTATTTTGGGCCTCGGCTCTGGCACGGTTACGGAGGATCCGCCGCACCTCTGGCCGGGCAGAGGAATTGGCATCCCACTGGTCGACGCTCGCGCCCCAGTGGTTTTGGTTGAGCGCGGTGGTCTGAGCGGCATCCCATCGAGCGTGAATCGCTGAGGCGAGCGTCGTCCGCTGCTCGGAGACGGTCCTCTCCAAGGCGGAGATCCTCCCCCCCGAAATCGCGTCGGCGATGGTGCCCCAAATCCCCATGGTCAGAACAGATCCCCAGGGGTGTAGGTCAGTCCCATCGGCGAGGCGGGCACCGCCTGGGCGTAGCGCAAGGCGGCGAACGGGTTGCCGCCAACGCTCGCGGCCGCGGCAAACTTGGCCGCGGCAATCTGGTCGGCAAGGCTGTGTTGCTCCACCTCGATCGCGTCGGTCTTCGTGCGCTTGGGCGCACCGACAGCCCCAACCGAATCGGCGACAGACTGCGCAAGCGCGGCAACGTCGGTATCGGCCATGGGGTGGATTCCGTGAGGTTGTGGCCCCGGCGAGAACCGGGGCCTCCTCGGAATCTATCCCTGCCCGCCGGTCGTTCCGGGGGGTCCGCCGCTGGGGGGCTTATCGCATCATGGCGGCGAGCTCGGCGGCGCGGGCGGCGATCTCGTCGCTCGTGACCACCTTGCGGGCCTTGTGGCGGTCCATGATCGTTGCCCCAATCGCCTCCACCCCGGAGTAGCTGGCGGCCACTGCGGCCCCCACGAGGCAATCCCACCAGTGGTTATCCTGCCCGGGGGTGAGGCTCCAGAGATCGCAGGCCCGCTCCCGGGAAATCGCTCGGGTGGGGTATTCGCTGGCGAGGTGATCCGCCAGGAGGTCGTGGGGCTTGCCAGAGTGAATCGTGATCCTTGTCGGGTTTCCGTCGCCGAGCTTGAGCCGGCCGGCCCCCATCGATTTCCAGACGTTGGTATCCCACTGGAGGTGCCGCACTTTTTCGTTGGTGCTCGTGCGCCAGTTGGCCCCCTGCCTCTCGCCGGGGGGCGGGGCTTTGTCGGTGAGCGTGCGGCCGGCCACGCCGACGTAACGGCCCTGGGAAGGGAGCA